AAACAAAAGGAGAACAATATGGAATTTTTGAAAAAAATAGGCTCTTGGGCCGAAGAATTAACAAAAATTGGTATCAGTTTCATTGCCTTTGGAGTTGTACTTGAAGTACTCTTCTCAGGTGCAAACATCCCTTTCTGGCCAGAAGTATCAGTAGTTGGTAACATTATGGACATATTAGGAAGTTTAAGTGCTGAAGGTCTGTTAGGACTTGTAGGGGCTTTTGTACTATACCACATTATTAAGAAGTAAGGGTTAGAAGTAATTCTAACAACGCGTTAAAGATTAAGCCTCACCCTAAAAAGTGAGGTTTTTTCGTTTACTATATTTATATACAACTAATATGGTATAATTATGAGTACAAATTTTGAATTATTTCCTGGCAAAAATTTAAGTGGATTGTTTAAAAACATCTATGATAATCAGCAAAGTAAGAAACAAAGAATTTCAGAACTAATTGCTGAAATGAAAAAAGTAATTAGACATTCTGGTGATATGGCAGTAATTGGGCCAATCATAAAAGATTTAGTTGATACTTCAGTTAGAAACGATGAATCATTACTTAAGATGGCTGCAATTGCACAAAGAATGGTTGCATCAAAAGAAAAAGTAGATGGTGATACAGGATTCCTTAGTGACCAAGAAAAAGAACAACTTCTTCAACAACTAGAAGATACTGCATTTGAAATAACAAATGAAAAAGAAAAAATTGAAGACTTAACTAACGAAGTTGAAGAATTAAAACAAAAGGTAGATATAGATGAGTAGTAGAGTAGCAATATCAAATAACTCTTTTAACGCAAACAAAAAACCTACGATTAACAGTTCACTTGATAGAAGTACAGGTGTAGTTGTGTTTGTACACCTTGATGATAGTGAAGCAAATACTATTGCTTTACCAGATGACTTGGTTGATGTAGTATCTGATAAAGAAATGGTTATTGGTCATTGTAAGATTGCAAGTAGAACCGATTCGACACATGATTTAGAAAATATACCAGAATATCCACCAGCAAATCCTGATGAAGGAATTCCATTAATAGGAGAAGTAGTACAGTTGGTAAAAATTGGTGCTACATTATTTTATAAACGAATACCAAGTACAGATATTAATACAGGTAACGCAGTTGATAATGCATTACTAAAAGGAACTCCAAAAGAAGAAAAATCTGTATCGCAAGGAAAATCATATAATGAAACATCTCAAACAGGTATTGCTAATAATAGTAGTAATACTGATAATTCTGTTAGAGAAACTAAAATAGGAGAATATTTTGAATCAATTCAAGTTAATCCTTTAAAATTTTACGAAGGTGATAAGATAATTCAAAGTAGGTTTGGTCAATCTATACGATTTAGTGGATATAATAATGAAGAAAATAAATTAGCCCCTACTATTATTATTCGTAACAGGCAGAATGACCAATCTATCGAAGATTTAAAAGAGTTTGAACCAACAGAAGAAGATGTTATAAATGATGGTTCCTCAATTATTCTTTCAAGTGGAGAATATAAACTTCCATTTTTACCTGGAAATGATGATGTTGTATTAGAAACAAATGATAATGTAGTTTACCACGAACCACCAGAACTTAAAGGAACAGACCAAATTTTAATAAATAGTGGTAGAATAATTTTATCTTCTAAAGATTCAGAAATGATATTTTTTTCTAAAGGTGATTATTCTTTTATATCAGATGGAAAACTTACAATAGATAATGGATTAGCTGGTGCTGAAATGGATTTTAATGGAGAGGTAAGAATAACAACTAATGATAATCCTGTTTTTATTTTAGGACAAGGAGAAGAAGGTAAAATATTTCTTAATACAGAAGAAACAAAAGAACCAATTGCAAGAGGACAAACATTAATTGATTTGTTAGCAGAATTAATAGATACTATTAATAAACAAATATTTTCAACTCCTGCAGGGCCAACAGCAGTAGGACCAAACAATAAAGCTGATTTCAAAAATATAAAAAATAAACTAGATACAATATTATCTTCAACAAACTTTACTGAATAATATGTCTGTTTCTATCTTTAAAAGTAATCTATTAAGATATATGCAAAATCAATCTGGCATAAATAAGTTTGAAGATTTTGCAGAAAAACTAACGTTTGAATATGATTCACTAATTAAATCAGGATTTCAAACAATAAATAATAATAAAATTATTAGTGGAAATACCGAGTTAATGAAGAGCTCAGTAATATTTGCTTGTAGAAAAAGTTTACAAAAAAAATCTGGTACACATGACTTTGTTAATGATTTAGGAGATGCAACAAGACAGTATTGGATTGGTGCAGAGTTTATTGTAGGAGTACCACCAGTAATACCTGCAATTGCAACAATTGGTAATATATTATTAAATTCATCTATTGTTAGTAACATAGGAACATGGGCACCACAACCACCAACATTTCCTAACAATGATAGTAACATTTTACTAGATAGTTTAATTTTAGGAATACAACAACATCTTACAACAGTAAGTGGGTTTTATTTTACAACATCACTATATCCTTCAATTCCATCACCAATTCCAGAAAAAGGAATCAGACCTTGGACAGGATATACTATTACTGGAGGTGGAACCCCATCACAAACCTCAGAAGAACCTGAGTCAGAAAGTTTTCTAACTAAAGTTTTAAAGAAACTTGGAAACCTTTTAAAGAATGATGAAATGGATGAAGAACATAAACAAGAAGCAGAAAAAGAAAAATTAGAAGCGGATGGAGTTGCAAACGATACTTCTTTACCACAACAAGGAAGAACATCTGCAAAAGAATATTCTAATTTAAAACAAACTCAATTAAATGAAGGTAAAGTAAATAGTGTACCTGTAAATATATCTGAAGAAGAAGCCGAGGAGTTAGAAAAACAAACACCAGAAGAGTATAAATGTGAAGTAGGAGAAAAGGTAGTTCAGATAGCTAAAAAAGATATTGGAATATTAGAAACAGGTTCGCCACCTGGTAAAAACTATGGTGGATTTGCTGGTGGAGTACAGAAAGATGAGCCAGGAAGAATAGATGAAATGTTTGATAATTGTGGATTAGATAACCAGGCTAAAGTTAGAAAAACTGGTAGTGGTTATTATTGGTGTGCAGCTGCAGTAACAACTTGGTGGAAAGAGGCAGGATTGCCCCTACCACCAAATGGAAGAGCTGGTTGTGATTTTTGGATGAATTGGGGAAAACAAAATGGATATTGGTCTACTACTCCAAAGGTAGGTGCAGCTGTTTTATATGGTTCAGATTCAGATGCACACCATATAGGAATTGTAGCAGCTATTACTAAATCGGGTGGTATAATTACAATAGAAGGAAATACAAGTGGTGGAGGATTTAACAGAAATGGATGTGGTGCATTTAGAAAAGTACCAAAAAAATATTTAGGGTTTGTTTTACCCCCATCATGTGTTGATTAACCATAAAATTAAACTACATATATTTATATTAAGATAAACACAATTGAAATGAACAACAAACAATTAATAAAAGTAATAAAGACTCTTGTTGAGGTAGAAACTGCCAAACAACAAGAACGTTTTTTATCGAAAACTTTTCCAAAGATATTGGAAGAGGAAGTAAATAAAAGATTAGCAGAGGTGAAGGGAGGTGTAGTCAGCGTTCCCTCTCCGCAAGTAGTTGTAGAGGATGTGGTAGACCCATTTAAACAAGCAGAACTTGCATTAACGGAACAAAGACAGGCACCAACAAAACAACTTTCAAGAAATCCAATATTGAATGAGGTTTTAAATAATACAAAGCCTTTTTCAAAAGCACAAAGAGCAGGTGGTGGAACACCTGGTGGTGGAACATCTGTATTAGATAGTTTACCACAGCAAGAACAAATTCAAGAGAGTATGGATAAAACAGTATCATTTACTTCTCAAGGAGCAGGAGCTGGTGTTGGTGGAATGAGAACTCAGATGGCACACAAAATGGGATATGGTGATGTTGTAACAAAACCAAACAAAACAGGACTTGGAGTTAAGACAGGATTACCTGGTTTGGATAAAATATTAAATAGAGATAATTCTGAACTTGTAAAAAAGTTTAAAAGATAGGATAAATAAAAATGGCTTATGTTATTGGTAGAAAGGTAGTAAAAGATACCAAAGAATTTGATTCTTATGCTTATGGTATTACATTACCATTGAGTAGGGGAGAAACAGGATTCTTCCAACAGGCCTTTGTATCATTTGAACAAGCAAAAAGTAATTTAAAAAATTTACTTCTTACAAAAAAGGGAGAAAGAATAATGCAACCAAACTTTGGTACAGGATTACAATCTCTTTTATTTGAACAAGCTGATGATAATCTTGAACAAAAAATAGAACAAACAATTACTGAAAATGTAAGTTATTGGTTACCGTATGTTACAATAAAAAATATAGATATTGAAATGACCAATGAACTAAAAGATAAAAATCAAGTTAATGTTGGATTAGAATTTACAGTAGGAAATCAAATAGATTTACATGAATTAACATTTACAGTACAGGGAACATAAAATGGCATTAAACTCGGCAACATTTAAAAGTAATAATGGTAGAGATATAAAATATCTTAATAAAGATTTTGTACAATTTAGACAAAATCTAATTGAATACGCAAAAACTTATTTTCCAAAAACTCATTCTGATTTCAACGAATCATCACCTGGTATGATGTTTATTGAAATGGCATCTTATGTTGGAGATATACTTTCTTATTATACTGATGATTCATTAAAAGAATCATTAATGTTATATGCCGAAGATAAGGCAAATGTTATTGCTCTTGCAAAGTACTTAGGATATCAACCAAAAGTAACCTCACCGGCAGTAGCGGAAGTATCAGTATATCAACTTGTTCCATCAATATACAATTCAAATAGTAAAACCGGTTCTAATTTTGAACCAGATTCTAGATTCTATTTAAGAATAAAAGAAGGAATGATTATACAATCTTCAAAAACAAATACAAAATTTAGAACATCTGAGTTACTTGATTTTAATGATAAAACTGATAGAGAGATTACAGTATGGGCATATGACCCTAATGATACTACAAAACCAATTCAATACTTGGTTAAAAAAACAATAAAGGCTATATCAGCTGAATTAAAAGAGTTTACATATACATTTGGTAACAACACTTCTTTTTCTAAAATTAATATAGCTGATACAAACGTAATTGATATTGTTGATGTACGAGATTCTAATGGAAACAAGTGGTATAATGTACCTTATCTTGCACAAGAAATGGTTTATATTGATTATCCAAATACCGAACAATATGATAAAGACCTATCACAACATCAAACTGATGGGGTATCGAGAATATTAAAGGTACTAAAAACATCTAGAAGATTTACAACAGAAATTAATGATGATAATTCAACATCAATTGTATTTGGTGGAGGAACAGCAACAAATGATGAAAGTTTAATTCCAAACTTCAAAAATGTAGGATTAGGACTAAACAATTCTATTGATAAACTAGGAGCATCATTTGACCCTTCAAACTTTTTAAAAACAAAATCATATGGTCAAGCACCAAGTGGTGAGTTTACGATACAATATCTAGTTGGTGGTGGTGTAGAATCAAATGCTTCCAAGGGTGAGTTAACATCAATACAACGAATTGAATACGATGAAGATACTGAAATATTTACTCCATCTGAATTAAGATTATATAATTCTGGTAAATCATCTGTTGCTGTTGATAATGAAACACCTGCTACTGGTGGAAGAGGAGAAGAAACTATTGATGAAATAAGAGAAAATTCATTAGGAAACTTTTCATCTCAAAACAGAGCAGTAACACGAAAAGATTATCAAGTACGAGCATTATCACTTCCATCTAAATTTGGTGGTATAGCAAAAGCATACTGTGCACCAGATGGTGAGTTAGATAATAACTCTCCTGCTTCTATTTTAAATAATCCTAATTCTCTTGAAGAGTTTGCAGGATTAGTTCAGAATTTAGGTGATAAAAAATTAACAGAACAACAAATTAAAGATGAACTAAGAAACTTTTTAGTAAGTAAAAAGGGAAATCAAAACGAGAAAAATAATCCATTTGCAATTAATTTATATACACTTGGGTATGACTCATCAAAAAAATTAAGTACACTAAATCGTGCAGTTAAAGAAAACCTAAAAACATATTTAGGAGAATATAGAATGTTAACTGATGGTATAAATTTTATAGATGGGTATATTATTAATGTTGGATTAGATTTTGAAATAAGAGTTTATGGTGGATATACTAAAAGAGAAGTTCTTACTAAGTGTATAAATGAACTAAAAGATTATTTTAATATTGATAATTGGACTTTTAATATGCCAATAAACATATCAGAAATAGAATTATTAATAGCTGGTGTAGAGGGTGTTCAATCCGTACCAAAATGTGAAATCACAAACAAATGTTTAGGAAACTATTCATCTCATTCTTATAACATATTAGATGCAACAAAGGGTAAGATGGTTTATCCATCTTTAGACCCATCTGTATTTGAAGTAAAGTTTCCAAACAAAGATATAAAAGGGAGAGTTTTATAATGTATTATTTCGTAACAGCATCAAAAGATGCATCTATATACCTACAACAACCAACTCAAAACACAGGGTTAGATGAAATATTAGAAATTTCTAAAACTTATTATGGAAATTTAAAAGATATTTCTCGTTCACTAATTAAATTTGATACTAATGCAATATCATCATCAATTGTAAGTGGAGAGATTACAATGTCCTCTGCAGAATTAATACTCAATGAATGTGAGGTAGATGAGATACCAATTAATTATACAATATATGCATATCCTATTTCACAATCTTGGGATATGGGGATAGGAACTCGTTTTGATAATATTTCAGTAGATGGATGTTCTTGGGAAACTAGAACTACTGAAAGTTGGTTAGGAGCTGGATTTGAAACAGGAACAACAGGTTCTTTTAATGGAAAAGGTGGAACATGGTACACTGGTTCTGCTTCTTCACAATCGTTTTCATACCAAAGTAATAATATTGAAATGGATGTATTGAGTTCAATGAATAGTTGGATTAGTGGTTCCATACCAAATGAAGGATGGATTATAAAACATGATACATCTTTAGAAAATAATACAACAGATTATGGACAATTAAAGTTCTTTTCAAAAGAAACAAATACTATATACCAACCGAAGTTAAGAATTGGTTGGGATGATTCTTCTTTCTCTACTGGTTCTCTTAGTGCATTAACTGCTGATGATATTCATATCACATTTAAGAGATTAAAAGTAAGATACAAACGAGGAAGTAAACCTACAATCAGAGTTTTTGGGAGAGAAAAATATCCTCTTAAAACATACACTAACGAATATGCTTATACAGATGTATATTATTTACCATCAACTACTTACTACCAAATTAAAGATGTAGTAACAAATGAAGTGGTGGTTCCATTTAATGATAACTACACAAAAATAAGTTGTGATTCAAATGGTAATTATTTTAAATTAAATTTAAGTAACTTTGAATATAATAGAGATTACTATATAGAAATAAAAACAAATAGAAATGGTGTAATTGAATACTTTGCTGATAAAGAGTTAACTTTCACCGTAGAGAAATAAAATGGCGTTAAACGATAAATTTAGAATAGACGAGTTAGTCAAAAAAGGAGATAGAGCAATTCGTAGAGATGAATCTAATAAAATCGTTGTGCGTAAAAAGGATGGTAAGGAAATAAAACCATTACCAAAATCTACAAAACCATTTGGTGAAGAAAGAATAAAAGGAAAATTAGTAAAAGATAAACTAAAGGAAGATTTGGTTTATAGAGATGATGATATAAACCCAAACCAAGAAACCTTTTCAGGTGAATCAAATTTAAATATTGTTAAACCAAAATATAATGAAGAAGAATTAAAAAAGGCAGTAGATGTTAAGGTTGATGAATTAGTAAAAAAGAAAAAAACAAAAAAACCAAGATATATATTATATGAAAAATATCAAGGTAAGTTAAATGAAATTACAACATTAAACAATCAACTACAGCAGATAACAAATGAAAGAGATAATTTATTATCAAGTGTAGAAACATTAGAAGGTAGTGTTCAAGTTTTAAATTCACAAATTGAAACACTACAATCACAAATAGAATTTCAACAACAAGAGTTTGGTAACTTAACTGAAAAATTTGGAGAACTATCAATAGATTTCCAAAACTCAGTTATTAAAGGTACAAAAGAAGGAATTGAACGAGTTTCATTAACCGCTCAAACAAGAGGATTAGAGGCACAAAAAGAAACACTACAATCACAACTTGAATCAGAAAAAGAAATAGTTAAAGCATTACAGGCTGCAAATGTAACACTTCAACAAACAATAGAAACAAATGCACAAATATTTGAACAACAAATTGCTCAAGCAAATGCATCAGTAAAAGCTGCACAAGCAACAGCATCAAATGCAGCAAATTCTAAAAAGAAAAAAATTATATGTAATGAACTTTATCATCAAGGATATTTACCAGAACTTATTTGGGATGCAGATGAGAAGTGGGGAGATAAAACATTTATTACAGACCCTAAATTAGTAATTGGATATCAAATGTGGGCTAGAAAAGTTGTAAAGTTTATGAGAAAGAACCCACAATATACTCCAGCAATTTACTTTTTATGTAAACCATGGACAGAGTGGATGGCGTATGATTTGGGAGTGTTACCAAAAAATAATTTAAGAGGACAGTTTACACAATGGGTTGGTAGATACTTCTCTTATATGGTTTATGATTTATATGATGGAGATAAGTTTTATCAAAGATATTTAAAGGCAAATTAAAATGGCAATTAAAGAATTTAAAGATATAGTAGATAGAAAAGGATACTTAGTTGAAAGTGAGGATAGAAAAATATTCGAACAAGAACTAACTAAATCTAACTATGGGCTGGGTTGTGATGATATGATTGAATTCATACTTTATGATTCAAATGATAATCAACTGCCACAAGGAGAAGATGGAAAACTGGTAAAATACATTTCAATTGATGATGTGGATTACAAAAAGTACTTTTTAAACTTACCTAAAAACCCATACACAAACAAACCAAATGATTCAGATGATTATATTATTGATTTACAGCAACTTATATTAGATTCGGGATATTCCAATGGTATCTTTAAAACTCAAGTAACTTTTTTAAATAGAAGAATTGGTTCTGAGGTAGGTTTAGATAAAACTTGGATACATGAAGTATCACCATCAAGAACAGAGGTTAGAATACTTCCTCTTAAAAACAAATCAACAGATGAAGATTTAGAAAAACGATATTCGGTTTTTACAAACAAATCAACTTTTAGAGATGATATAATTTATAATATCAGAGAATATATTGATAGTATCAATCTAGAAAAAATTAAAGAATTTATAACTTTTAGAAAAGGAACAGAAGCGGAAGGAAAGCAATATATTAATTTAATTAAAAAAGAATTTAAAATAAGTAATTTTGATTCCTTTTTATTAAAAATAAGAGATAAGTGGATTGAGTCAATAAAATATTATGTTGATGGATATGGTTGGGATATTAAAAATATTAATTATGGTAAACCACTTGGAAATAAAAAAGAATGTATAGAACTTTCATTAAAAGAATTAAAAACTGATTTAGAATCATCATTAATAAACATTATAGATAAATTTTTATTTAAAAGAGATATTATAGAAGATAATATTTTAACAAAAGAAGAACAAATAACTTTAGATGAAGTAAAAAATATTTTAATAACAACAAAATCTGATGGTATTTATGAAAGTACTATTCCTGAAGATGTATCTGCAATAGTAAGAGGTTGTACAGACCCTAATTCTAAAAACTATAATCCTCTTGCAAAGGAAGATGATGGTAGTTGTTTATATGATGAAGATGGTATTGAAGTAGTTGGTTGTACAGACCCTAGTTCATTAAACTATAATCCAAATGCAACAGTAGATGATGGTTCGTGTAGATATAAAGATACAATACCAACTGTTACTAAGCAATATTATGTTTGGTCTGCAACAGCCACTATCAAATGGAAATTAAATGGTGAACCAGCTGGAATTGAATCAGGAGTTGAATATGATTCATTTACAATTACACATGATGTAGGAAATATAAAATGGGGAATAGATGATGATGTTAGAGAAGTTCCAAAAACTATTCAAACAGCAAATACCTTTTTCTATTATCTTATAAACAGAACAACAACATCAAATTATCAATACTATAATGAAAACAATTTTACAGGATTGGGTGGATTTGGAAACACCTCAATACCAGACCTTAATGGATTGTATGATATGTATAATAACGACCCATTTGTAGGACAACCTGTAACTGTAACGTATAAAGATGAACTAGGAAACACAGTAACATCATTAGAAATATCTGCAGGAGGAGAGGCTATGATTTGTGCACAAGAAGGAAGTGTTTCTAATATACCTGGTGTTCAAGTTATAAAAGGAGATTTATGTGCTACACAACCTAACACAGGTGGTGGAAGTACTAGTGGTGGAAGTGGAAATAACTCAGGTCCTCTTGGTGGAGGGAGTGGTAGAGATATACCAGTTCCAGGTGATGGCGATGTAGTAGTAGATTACAATGATTTAAACATAAAAAATGAAAGATAAAAACTAGGGTAAGATAATGGCACAATTAGCTAATTTTAATAAAGATAACCAAGAAGTTAGAGATGAAAGTATTTTCTTTGATGAAAACGGAGGCGGCCTTAACTTAAATGGTGGAGGTGGTGGTGGTTCATCAAAACCTCTTAATATCATTAGAGGATGTATGGACCCAACTTCTTTAAATTATAACCCAAGTGCAACAGTAGATGATGGTTCATGTAAATATGATGTATCTACTGGTCCTGTAAAAGGAAAAACACTTTCTTTAAGTATAAGTCCTAATTTAAAACAATCTAAGATTGTAATAGATGGAAAGGAAACAAATGAACTTGCTCCTAAAACGTTAGTATTTACTGCAAACGAATTACTAACTCCAAAAACAATTACTGTTTCAAATTCAAATAAAAAGGCAAAGGAAGAGTATGTTGTTTATGCTATAAAAAATTCAATTAGAAAAGAAATCAAACCACTTGTTGATATTTTGCCTGATGTAGAAACAATATTTGAAAATACTAGTTTTAAGGAAGTAGGAGTTTCAATTACTGGTGATGTAATTAAATCATATGGAACGTATGATACACCTGAATTAAGAAACTTAGGAAATTCTCCATTAAAAATTTCTTCAATATCTGGTATACCCGATGTTTATACAGGATATTCTCGACCAGTTAAACCAATTGTTGTAAAAAAACCTGAATTGATATTGGGTGATGTATTTTATGACTATTACACTTTTGTTATTGAAAAAAGAGGAGCCAATAATACAGTAAAAATAGCAAGAGCATTTGATTCTGAATTAGATTCAAAGGGATTATCTGTTTTACTAAATGGAAATGATGCAGTTTCAACACAAGCAACCGCAACTTTATCATTTACTTTAGAATCAACAAATCCACCACCTTTACCAATACCATATATAGTTGATATAGAATGTGATTTGGCAGGAGATGGAATTATACAATACATAACTTCTTGGGGAGATAGTGGTAAACTACCAAGTACAGGTAAAATACAATTATCTGGTGAAAATCTAAATAAACCATCTATTGAATTTTTTGGTATAGGAATATCTTCATATACACATAAGGTATCTTATGAATATATTGGACGTAAGCCAATTGAAAATATAGATTCCAAGTTTGAAATACAATCATATACTCAAACAATTGTAGTAAAGGCATCAAGAACAGAAGTAACACCATCACCAACTAAACCAAATATATCAGTTGAAGCAGAAATTGTTAAATATAATATTAATAGTGAAGAACCATTAAAGATAGGATATCAGACATCTTATACAGATGAAGTACTTTATACACTTGGTAAAACACAAAAAAAATTATCAAGAAGTGGTTCATTAATTTTAACTAAATCTGATTTTTTAAATGGTGTTGGTAACTATATTATTTATTTACAACCAATATCAGAAAGAGGTGGTACAGGAGATTACAAAAAAATAATAATTAATGTAATTTCAAAAGATTATATACCTGGACCTGATATAACTCATATTAATTATCCACAGAATATAAAAGGAGCTGATTTTAAAGAATATGATGTTCCATTTAAAATTTCTTGGCAATCCATTAATACAAATTATATAAAAATATTCGTAGGTAAACAAAGTGATACTACATATTTAGGACAATTTCCTAACGCATCAGTTGCTAATTTTAATGTTGAAGAAGTTTTAAGAAAAGCTGGAGATAGATTAGATGTAGATGCTAATATAATTCAATTCAAATTATTATTTGTACCTTTTAATGCAGAAGGAGATGAGTTAACAGAAGGTAAAGTAGAAGAAATAAGTATTACGTTTGATAAAGGAGATTTAAAATTAAGAAGAGGAAGTGTTGTAGCTGATTTAAGACAATCATTCTTATCTAATATAGATAATAAAAAGCTAATTCAAAATACTTCACCATTACTTTCACATTATTTACATATTGGAGATGGTGATAATAAATTAATATCAACATGGGGTATTGATGATTTAACATTTTCAGAAAAATATAATGATTTAGAAACGAATGAAGTAAAATATAAAAATGTAGAAAAATCATTAGTTTTAAAATTATATGAACCACTGCCAAGAAACATTAATACAAATGATGTGGTGTGGGTTTCAAAAATACAATCAGTTCCTTTAATTGATACTATTGAAATTACAGAAGATTTTTCAAAAGAATGTACACCATTAATTCCTAACTTTAATTTAAATGTTACTGATTCAATTGGATATGAAGTATTAGATGATTTGATTGCAAGTGGTTCAGCATCATCAACAGAACTTGTAAATGAGTTTGTTTCTTCTAGTAACTTTAATTTATCAAGTTTTAATATACAGTTTGCAAAACGAAAAGAAGTAGTATTTGAAGAATATAGTGGTTCAACTGCAAATATAATTATACCAACAGGAGATGATGTTTATAATTGGGATTCTTTTGTAAAGTATTCATCTGCAGAAGAAAGAAGTGAAAACTTTTTATATAAGGTAAAACTAATAGAAGCATATTCTTCATCAGTTGCAGATATTAATACACGAGTTTCTACTGTATCATTATCAAATCAAAAAACAAAATTAGAAAGTAAAATTAATGATGTTAAAAAAGGATTTGATTCTTTTGAAAGTTATTTATACAACTCAACTGGTTCATTAACTTATCCTGGTGCTGGATTAAATGAATTATCTGCATCTACTGATTCAGATGTTACTTCTTGGTACACTCATATAATATCATCATCACAACATTATGACTATTATAATTCATCAAGATTATCACACAACTTACCAGAATATATAAAAGAAGATGATAAGAATGATGAATTTACTTTATTCTTTGATATGATTGGTCAACATTTTGATATTATACATACTCACATTAAAGGTATTTCTCAATCTAAAAAATTAGAACATAAACAAGATATTGGTATTAAAGATGATTTGGTTTATCACTTATTAGAATCATTTGGATTTGATGCAGATGTAGGTGCAGAAAGTCAATTATTGTGGGAACATGCATTTGGTTATTGGGATAAAAATAAAAATACAAGAACAGATGGAAGTTCTAAATCAGTATTAACCGCTAAAGACAAACAACAACAGATATGGAGAAGGTTGTTAAATAACTTACCATATTTAAACAAACATAAGGGTACTAAAAGAGCATTACATGCAGCTATGAGTTGTTATGGTGTACCTGCTTCATTATTAACAATAATGGAATTTGGTGGACCAAAAGACCCAACACAAGATGGTACAACTAAATTTACTTTTGAAGATAGAACATTATCAATTAATCTTACTAGTGGAAGTTTAGTTACAGTTCCTTGGAAACCCTTTATTAGTTCATTGAGTACAGATTATCCAAACTCAGTTGAAATACGAGTAAATACAGAACAAAGACAAGACCAAAGAATTTTAAGTGGTTCTGAGTGGTCATTGGATATTATTAAAGATACTGGTTCACTTGCTAAAGTTAAATTAACAGTAGGACCTGATTCAGCAAGTACAGAAGCTATTCCATTTTTTAATGATGAATATCAACATATAACTGTAAATAGAACAAGTGGAAGTTTAGATTCATTTGAAGTATTTGTTAAAGAAGGATTCCAAGGTAGAATTAGAAATCAATCATCTGCCTCTATTTTATCTGCAACAACTAAAGCATGGACAAGTGGTAGTGAATTACATTTAGGTGATACATTCATCGGTTCAGTAGATGAATTTAGATTATGGAGAACACCTCTTTCTGAATCAAGAGTAGATAACCATACATTGATGCCAGATGCTATTGATGGTAATCATATATCTGCATCAACTCATGATTTAATTTTTAGAAATGATTTTGAATATCCAAAGAATAGACACTCAAGTGGAGATGTTGATATTAAGAATGTTGCTTTAGTAACAACTTATTGTACTTCATCTGTTGCAAGTGGGTTTTCAAATGAAGTAACATATCCATATCAATACACTCCTTATGATAGAGATGTAACTGCAAATATTCCTTCAACAGGATTTAATTTTGCAAATAAAGTAAGATTTGAATCACAAACAAAATTAATAGATTTATCTTACAGACAACGAGCAACTAAAAAATCATTTGACCAATCTCCTGTTGATTCAAACAGATTAGGATTATTTTTCTCACCAATAAAGGAAATTAATTTAGATATTTTAAAAGGACTGGGTGAATTTAATATAGATAACTATATTGGTAACCCTTCAGATGAATACTCAGATGAATACTCTGATTTAAAAACATTAAGAAATTATTACTTTAGTAGATATACATTAAATCTACATGAGTATATTCAGTTGGTAAGATATATTGATAAATCACTTTTCAAAACTTTAGAATCACTTGTACCTGCAAGAGCAAAAGTTGCAAGTGGATTATTAATTGAACCACATATTTTAGAAAGAAGTAAAACTAAGTGGACAAAACCAAGTGGTACATATAATTCATTAACATCATCAATATCTGTGGAAGAGGATGTAACTCTTACATCTACAAATCCACAATATAATGTAATACTATCTGCATCACAGGATGTAAACCTTATCGGTACAAATCCACAATATGTAGGAACAATAGATACTGAGTCAGATGTAGTTATAACATCAACAACATCAGATTATTCAGCAACAATTACAAATAAAGATACAACTAAATTAGAAGGAACTATTACAAGAAACTCTGGCTCTGATATGGGAGGAATTTCAATTACTATAAACACACAATTAACTGGTTCTGTACAAGGACAATATGATTCAACTGCATATCAACAAGTTGGAATGGATATAGATGGAATATCAAAAGTAGGATTTGGTTTATATGGTAGTGGTTCTCATGCAATACGAACTAGATTATTTAACAATAATATTGTAAAAGATAGAGTTAAAGTATTTTTATTAAACGAATCATATACAGAAGATGTACCACAAAATATAAATTTAGCTGATTCATCGTTAGGTAGAGAATTTGTAACTCAAACAAAGTATAGAAACCGAGTTTCTATTTTACCATTTACTGGTTCTGATGGAAACGAATCATCAACACCAAGTGGAGGTAATATAGTTTCAGTAACTCCATTAAATGGATATTTCCCAACACATTATAGAAATACAGGTGATTTAACAAGTGGTATGGAAAACTCTTTCTTTAATGGTTCAAAACAAACAAGTGCAACTACTTTAGATGGTGGTTCACCTGTACAAACATTTACTACTAATCCAAATACATTGAGAGTATCTGATAGTGGCAGAGGAAGTGGAGAACCTATTTTAGAAGTAGATTAGTTTTTAATTTAATTAATTTTTAAAATAGTTATATTTATATATTGAATAACAACAACAACAAGGAATTTAGATTATGGCTTATTTAGATAACACCGAAATCACAGTAGATGCAATTCTTACAAAGAAGGGTAGAGAGAAATTAGCAGCTGGACAAGGTTTAAACATTTCAAAATTCGCATTAGGCGATGATGAAGTAGATTACTCCCTTTATGAACCAGCACATCCAAAGGGTAGTGCTTACTATGATTCGGCAATCAAAGCGATTCCGATTACAGAAGCATCTCCTGATGAGACTCAGGTTTTAAAATATAAATTGGTAACTTTACCAAAGGGAACTACTAAAATTCCTAAAGTAGAGTTTGGTATCCCTTCAATATCAGTAAACCAAAATTCAGGACAGGTACAACTTTCACCAACAACTTCACCAAGTGGTAATACACAAAGTGGATATACTGTAATTCTTTCTAATAAGAATGCAGGTTCTATCGTTGGAAGTGGAATATCAAGTGGAACAGGAACAGTACCATCATTTTTAGGTGATGAGATTACTACAACTGCAGCTGTTGAAACAGGATTAACATTTGTATTTATTCCTAACCCAAATATTACAACAACAATTAAAACAACTATAACTGTATATGGTAATGAAACTGGCGGTTCACAATCTGTGCCGGTAACAGTTACTTATGTACAACCAAGTTAACAAAGGATAATATAAGATGGCAACAATACAAGGACAAGCAGGAGTAAATTTATCACAAGAATTAGCTACATATCTATCGGAAAACCAAGGTAACTATACTTCTGAACAATTATCAACAATCATTAACCAATATTTAAGTGGTGGTGATAAACTAGGTAGCACAGGAGGTCAGATAGCAAATGGTATATATAAACGATTTGGTGAATTTGACCAAATAACTGGTAAAGTAGAAGTAGTAACAACAGGATTATGGAGTGGAGATACAGGAAGTTTAACTTCTTTCTTTACATCATCTGCTCAAGTATCAGCAACAAGTGGTAAATATTATTATAATGTTTATAACACAGCAGATACTTCATCAGTACAATTCTCAATCGCATATGGAAATAGAACAGGATTAGGTTCACCTGCATTATCTGGTGATGATACATCAACTTTAGAAACTAAAGCAACATATGCACAATACAAACAAATCCTTTTAGAACAAGATGATTCACAATTTACATTTTTATCATCATCAGCTGCAGGAACACATGATTCAGATGCCATCTATGTAATCAATGTTGCAAGAGCAAGATATAAAGAAAAAATGGATGCTGGAAACTGGTCATTAAGTTTAAGTGGTGAT